TTGGGGCGGAGTTGTCGGAGGTTCAAATCCTTTCATCTGGACTTGGAAACATAGCTTAGTTGGTAAAGCATTCGACTGATAATCGAAAGAGCACTGGTTCGAGTCCAGTTGTTTCCATTGTTGCCTTAAGGCAACATTAAGGAAGTGTGGCAGAGAGGCTTATCGCAGAATCCTGCTAAGATTCCGTGTCTAGTAATAGGCACCGTTGGTTCAAATCCAACCACTTCCGCCTCGGCAGTGTAGTTCAGTGGTAGAACAAGAGATTCATACCCTCTATGTCGGTAGTTCAATTCTACCCACTGCCTTGTGTCGTTAGCCTAGTGGTTAAGGCAGTAGTTTGTGGAACTACCTAGATGGGTTCAATTCCCATACGACACTCGCCCTTATAGCTCAGTGGTAGAGCAACTCACTAGTAATGAGTAGGTCGTTGGTTCAAATCCGACTGAGGGCTCTCAACTATCTGGAATTTCCAGATAGTTCATATAATCCAGAATCGACTAACTGGCAGGTCAGCACCCTTTGAAGGTGTACGTCTAGGTTCGAATCCTAGTTCTGGAACCAAGCCCGATTGATGGAATTGGCATACATACTTGCCTTAGAAGCAAGGTTTTACAGGTTCGAATCCTGTATCGGGCACCTTGTTGGGATGGTGTAATTGGTAGCACGGAAATCTCCAAAATTTCTAGTTAGGGTTCAAGTCCCTATCCCTTCGCCTGCCCTCTTAACTCAGTGGACCAGAGTGTTTGGCTACGAACCAAGAAGTCGCAAGTTCGAATCTTGCAGAGGGTGCCATTTAAATCTAAATAGCAACGAGAGGTGTGATAGGAAAATGGAATTAGTAGAACCATACTCAACTATACTAGTTTTGAATAGTTCTTATGAGCCACTACACTTCACTAATTGGAAACGTGCAATTGTTTTACTTTTTAAACAGAAAGCAAAACTTATCTCCAAGAGAATTATTCGTTTGGTGAATTATGTGAAAATTCCATTTTCCTATGGAAGATCAGATTACCCAACGAGAGCTCTCATCTATAAACGGGATGATTATGAATGTCAGTATTGTGGGTCTAAAAATGACCTTACAATTGACCACATAATTCCCCGATCAAAAGGTGGTCAAGATACTTGGGATAATTTAGTTGCTTGTTGCACATCTTGTAATCTCAAAAAAGGAAATAAACTTCTTAAAGAGACTAATATGGTCTTAAAGAGTATTCCACAAGCACCAATTAGTAGAGTGATACTTGATATTCAGAAAACAAAAGTTTCTGAATGGAAGGACTATTTGTTTCAGTAGGGGGTTGACAAATTTTTGAAAATACTCTAATATATAAAAGGATAGAGGTTAAGTCACTGTTACATCCTTATGAGGTGTATCACACTTAATCCATCATCGTGGGGAAGTGTAACGGTTGCACAGAAGTCTCATAAGCTTCAGGTAGGTGGTTCAACTCCACCCCCCGCCTCCAATTTGGGGAATTAGTTAAACGGTATAACGGGTGCTTTGCAAGCACTTATTAGCAGTTCGATTCTGCTATTCTCCACTGGGGAAGTGATCCTGCGGATTCATCCAAGAGCTCTCCTTCTCCTTATACATAGTAAGTCCGGCGTGAATTTCACGATGGCAATTTGCACAAACTAGAATGCATTTTTTTGCTTCTTCTCTTTGCTTCTCTAACGAAGCAGTTGTGCCTATAATACCTCCTTTATTTATAAATTTATTCCCTCTTAGCACAGCGGTAGTTGCGTCTGACTGTTAATCAGAATGTCCCTGGTTCGATCCCAGGAGGGGGAGTTGGAAGGTCTGGAAATGTCTGGGTCTTCCATAAGAGTCGGGATCATCATATCCGACTTACTAAATCCTAAGTTTTCTTAGGTCGGGGACTTGATCACCCCCGCTCGTTGCGGAGAGTGTCTTCCGCTGGTGATGGGCACTCATCACCTTTCGCCCTTGTAGCTCAGTTGGTAGAGCACGGCTTTTGTAAAGCCGTTGTCGCAAGTTCAAGTCTTGTCGGGGGCTTGACATAATAGTTATTATGTCTTATACTTTTCCTATCCGTGTGAAGGGAATGTGCTGGGAGAGAAATCTCCCACTTTTGCGAATGTGGTGTAGCGGTAACATCCCATCCTTCCAAGTTGGTGTCACGGGTTCGATCCCCGTCATTCGCTTATAAAACCGTAAAAACCGAAAAGGCTTGACTGATCCCAAAGGAACTGTTAAGATAAATACCGTGAAGTGATAGTGCCTCAACTACTCGCATAGTCACACATTATGTCCTATAGAACAAAAACAAATTTTTATGAAACTCAAACAACTGATGTTTGCACCTGTTGCTCTCGGAATGGTTGCTCCTGTTGCTGCGAATGCCGCAGACCTTAATATGGCAGCAGTCAACCAATACGCTACTTCAGAGCAGGTTACAAGTATCAATCAACTGTCTGATGTACAACCTACCGATTGGGCATATCAGGCACTCAGCAACCTCGTAGAGCGTTATGGTTGCGTTGCTGGTTATCCTAATGGCACCTTTGGTGGTGGTAAGGCAATGACTCGTTATGAGGCAGCAGCACTTCTCAATGCTTGCCTTGATCGTGTAACCGAACAAACTGATGAACTGAAGCGTCTTGCTGATGAGTTCCGCAATGAACTTACTGTAATTCAGGGTAAAGTTGCTTCTCTGGAAACTCAAGTTGGTGAACTTGAAGCACAACAGTTCTCCACTACCACCAAACTCCGTGGTGAAGCATCCTTCGTTCTCGGTAACGTTGATGATTACCAAACTAAGAGTGGTGGTATTACTCACGCTGCATTTAACTACGATTTGCGTCTGAACCTGGATACCTCATTTACTGGTAAGGATCTTCTCAAGACTCGTCTGCGTTCTGCTAACTTTAGTAGCGATCCTTTTGGTTCTAGTTCTTCTCTGTTCAAACTGGACAAAGCAGACAACACTTCCAGTGAAGTCGGCAACAATGTAGTTATCGATCGTCTGTATTATTCATTCCCTGCTTTTAATAATAAAGCAACTCTGACTGCTGGTGCAGCAGTTCGTAACACTGAGATTGCCTGGATGCCTTCTGCATATAAGTCTGGTATTCTTGACTTCTTTGCTGTTGCTGGTACTCCTGGCGTCTATAACAAGGCAACTGGTGCTGGTTTCGGTGTCCAGTATGGTAAAAAAGGTATTGTTGCTGGTGTAAACTATGTTGCTCAAGCAGGTCAAGATAGTTCCAAAGGTGAGTTTGATGAGACTGGTGCTCTGAACACTCTCGCACAAATCGGTTATCGTGGTACTAATTGGGGTGCTGCATTTGGTTATCGCTATGGTACTGAAGGCACTCGTGTTCGTACTTATAACGGTCTAGATGGTTCTTCTGGTACTCTGGTTCCTGGGCAAACCTCTAACGGTTATGCTCTGAACGCATACTGGCAACCTAAGAAGTCTGGTATTGTTCCTTCTGTCTCCGCAGGTTATGGTTGGAATACTGTAAGTGGTACTCCTAGTTCTGCTACCGATAGTCAGTCTTGGTTTGCTGGTCTTCAGTGGGAAGACGTGTTTGTTGGTGGTAACTCTGCTGGTGTTGCTATCGGTCAAGCACCTACTGGCGAAAACCTTGAGAAGTCCACGATGCTTGAAATCTTCTACAAGTATCAAGTATCTGACAACATCAGCATCACTCCCGCTATCTTCTATGCTAGCGATAATCAGCGTCTTGCTGATAACTCCTCTAATTTTGGTGGTGTAATTCAAACTACCTTCAAGTTCTGATAAACTACTCATAACTTGAGTGAAAGCACTCCATTTTGGAGTGCTTTTTTATTGGGTAATGGAAACCTTAACCAAATCTTAGTGGACTTTAAGAATGTCTTCTAGTATCATTACTTATGAAGTCAATTCACTTCTAAACAAATTTTTTATGAAACTCAAAAACTTTATTGCTATTGGTCTGGTTGCTGCTCCTGTCGCTGCTCTTGCCGGACCTACTTTGAATGGTGCTGGTGCTACCTTTCCTGCACCAATTTATCAACGATGGTTCCAAGATTATGCACGAACTTCTGGGAATAGGGTTAATTATCAGTCCGTTGGTTCTGGTGCTGGTGTTCGCCAATTCATTGCGGGCACAGTTAACTTCGGAGCAAGCGACGAACCAATCAGTACAGCAGACGCCGCCAAAGTAAAGCGTGGTGTTGTTCAAATTCCTATGGTAGGTGGAACGATTGCTGTTGCTTATAACAAACCTGGATGCACTCTGAAACTAACCCAGAAGCAAACTGTAGATATTTTTGCTGGTCGTATTAAGGATTGGAAAGCACTTGGATGTGCTGCTGGCCCTATTCGCACCGTATATCGTGCAGATGGTTCTGGAACCACTTATGCATTTACTAATTCCCTAGATGCTTTTGGTGGATGGAAAGCAGGTGTAGGTAAGTCTGTAAAGTGGCCTACTGGTATTGGTGCTAAAGGTAATGAGGGTGTTTCTGGTAGTATTCGCCAAACGCCAGGTTCCATTGGTTATGTGAACACTGGATTTGTAAAGGCAAACAAACTCCAAGCAGCAGCGATCCAAAATAAGGCAGGTAAGTTTGTTCTTCCTACTGCTGCTTCTGGTTCTGCCGCACTGAATGGCATTAAACTGGATGCAAATCTTGCTGGTGAAAATCCAAACCCTGCTGGAGCAACTGCATATCCAATTTCAACTCTGACTTGGGTTCTTGCGTATAAGACTGGTAATGGTGCTAATGCCGATGCCATTCGTAAGGCACTCAACTATGCTTTGAGTTCAAAGGCACAATCACTTGCTGATGACCTTGGATATGTGCCTCTGAGTGGTTCTATCCTTAACCGAGCACGGATCGCTGTGGGTCGTATCGGTCAATAATATACATATTGGGGAGTTGACAAACTCCCTTTTTTAGTGTATTATAATTTACGAGTTAGGAGTTTTATGTCTCTTATTTCCCAACGTGATAGAGAAGTTGCTATTGAAGCACTTGATTTTTATCTTTTTAATAAAAAGTTTGATTTCAATGAAGAGAAAATAATGGAAATTAATGCTCTTATCAATTGGATCAAACTAGAATACGCAAAGAATGAAAATTAATCTCTGGTATTGTAAATCAATGAAACTTTGGCGTTGGACATTATGTGATGATTCTCGCCCAATTGTAAAACAAGAAGCAGGACAAAGACCAGATCTTCGTGATGCTATGAATGATGTGGCAAATACTGTAGAATATATGATGAGTCAATCTTGACTTTTTTAGGGCGAATAACTCAGCGGTAGCAGTGTCTCTTTTACACGGAGAAAGTCGGGGGTTCGAATCCCTCTTTGCCCATTATAAATACCTAAAAACTGGTATAATGGAAAAACTTTATAAGATACTTTCAGATACTCAAGCAAGTCTTTTTGTTTTGTTTCAAAAGACCTGGGTATATCATTGGCATATTATTGGACCTGATTTTTATCAAGTCCATACATTATTTGGTGAACAATATACTGCTTTATTTGAAGAGATTGATAGAATCTCTGAACATATTCGTTTTCTTGGAGCAAAACCTATTAGTTCACTATCAAGAGTTGCAGAAGTATCGAGAGTAACTGAAGCAAAAAGTGGAATTTCTGAAATGGAAATGATTCAAGATTTACTTGAAGATCATAAAAAACTTGTAGAAATGTTTTCTGAAGCAGCAGAAGTTTCTGAGGAATTTAAGTCAAGAGGAACTACAAATCTTCTTGATGATTTAAATGAAGCACACGGTAAATTCATCTGGTTTTTAAGATCATTTACTGAAAAATAAAATAAATTGCATATAATGAAAAATGGAAAATTTAAGAATCAGATGCCGCTCTTGTGGTAGGGAGATAGAAGGGCATCAAACAAAAACAGTATCTTGCGGTTGTTCAAATATGGCAACAGTTCGTGGAGATAAGATTTCAGCAGTTGACTTGGGACAAGTTGTTATGCTAAACTCTTATCATAATAAAACAAAATCTGGTGTTCTTACACAAGAAGATATTCTGTGGCAAGAGGCAAGGCGTCAGCGTAAAGTAAGACGTTTAGATTTTGAAGTCCGATAAAGACTTTGTAGAGAATAGCACCAATGGTTGGTAACTCGCCTTGAAAGCGATGCCAGGTCTACGCCTGATGGTTCGATTCCATTATTCTCTGTTACAAATATTACAAATTTTTAGATTTTCTTAATCTATATTTTTGTATCAACACAAACTTGACATAGTAAAAACATCCACTAGTATAACTAGTAGTATTCAACCTAAACCCTATGGATCAGCACACCTACGATAATTGGGTGAAGATCAAGGAGACATTCGAATCTTCTGGTAACATTGATAATATGTTTTATAAAAGAGCAGTTGAAATTGTAAAAACAAGGAGAGATCCTCTTGCAAAGTTTCTTGGAGACGAGAAATGATGGAACCTTTTGATGATGATTATGTGACACACGCAGAAGTTCAGGAGATGATTGATGCTGCTATACGAAGGCACAATCGGAATGCTTCCATTATTTCTATGTGTGTTGGTTGGGTTGTTCTTGCTTTATTTGCTGAGGGACTTTTAAGACTTGTTGGCGTTATTCCTCCCATATTCCCATGGTTAGATATTACCCTGAAATAGTAGGAATTGTTTTCCTTTTAGTATTTGCTGGAACTATGTTTTATCAAGGCACTTGTATTATGAAAGGTCAAAGGGGATATTCACTCAGAGACTATATGAAGCAAGAAAGTTCCAGTATGCGTAAAAGACTAGAAGAACTTTTAAAGGACAAATGATAAGTTTAACAGAAGAAGATTTGCAAGAATTACAAGAAATAGTTTTGAAACAAAAAATGATTGAATTATTTGAAGAACCATCTACTTACGAGGACGATGATTACGACGACGGACTGGTTATTATTCATTGAGTTTACTTCACATATGCTCTATATGTTTGTAGCATTTATGTGTGGAGTTATTATCGGATACATAGTCGGATTTAGAAACGGAGGAATGTAATGAAAACTTTCATATCTGCTATTTTACTTTTTTTGATAATTGCTTTATTCGTAAACTGGGGACTTCACAATGCCTACCCACAATAAGAAGTATCACTTTGCTTTGTCATCATTTGTGAGAATACATGGACATTCAATACTAAACAATCACGACATCAAACAGTTTTGTTTAGAATGGTCTGAGTGGGGTGTAAATGCCCCTCTGAGCGGTCTTAATGAGGTAGACCAATACTTTTACTTTGAATATAAGAATTGGAGAGGAAGATGATTTTTCATTTGGTAGAAACACTTGCAGCAAGTCCAGTATGGTTAGGTATTTGTGGAGGGGGATTGATTATTCCACCGATTATAGGTATAATGCTTATACACCGAACTAAATAATGGTGAAACGGGGTATAGTAGAAAAGTATAACTCTGCGTTTGGGACGCAGCGAAGAGGGGGCAGTACCTTCTACCCCGATAGCCAGTTTTAAGACTGGCACACTTGACATAAAACCTCAAGCACCTTATAATACTAAAGCAAACAAAACAAAACAATGTCTCTGATTACAAAATTCAAGAAAGATGTTAGCACTCTCCGTCTTGCTGCTAACGGGGAAATCTACCTTGATGTAAAGAATCCGAAACTTTATAAAAAGGTCCGTCGCTTTTATGAAAATGAAGGCGTCGTATTTTCTGGTGACCCCCTTGACGATTATGAAATGTTGATTGATTATATCGCTCAAGATCTTGAAGCAGTTGAGGTTGCCTGATGAAAGTTATCAGGAAACCCACTGTGCTTCTTGAGCGTTTTCCTTATCGATACGTTCAAGTTGGTATTCTTGAAATTAATGGCAAACCTGATTATCGTATCCAAAAAGTAGATTCCTACACTGGTCGATACCGGGATATGTATCTTCTAGATAATGAAATGCAACTTATGACTGCTATGGAAGATCATGACTACACCTGCTGGTTAGATCCTGATAGAGTCCCTGCTTATGTGAAAGATGATGATGAAGACATGGAGAGTCTATAAAAACCCTGGTCGGTGATGAAATCCCCCTTAATTAAAAACACTGATGTATTGCGATACATTGGTAACATTCTTCTTTTATCAGGATACTTTTTTCTGCTTTGGGGAGATATGAAACTTGGATTATTTGTAAAATGCATTGGAAACATCTTTGTTGTTCCTTTTGCAATCAAATATAAGTTTTGGGATATTCTCTTCTTGTGTGCTTTTTATGGTGCTATTGAAGTTCCAAAACTAATCCAACTTTTTATGAGTCCTGGAACGACTTAAAACTTATACTGGTGGAGTCAAATGACCCTGTTATGAGTTTACTGCCTCTCTCAAGGGCAGTTGGTGCGGATGGGACTCTCTCCCGCCTGGGAATTAGTTATTACCCAGTAAAAATAATAACTTGGCGAGCCTGCATAAACTGAGTAGAGGAGAGTTGCACAAACTCTCCTTTTTTGGTATAATGATAAAAAGTATTTTGCTTTATGAAAGTTGCTTTAATTTCTGGAATCACAGGTCAAGATGGATCTTATCTTGCAGAGTTACTTCTAGAGAAAGGATATGAAGTTCATGGAATTATAAGACGTTGTTCTTTAATTAATACTCATCGTATCGATCACATTTATTCACAACTTAAACTTCATTATGGGGATCTGACTGATTCTACAAATCTTGTAAGGGTGATCCAACAAGTTCAACCTAATGAAATTTATAATCTTGGTGCTCAAAGTCATGTAAAAGTGTCTTTTGAGATGCCAGAATATACTGGTGTGGTAGATGGTCTTGGAACTCTTCGTATTCTAGAAGCAGTTCGTCTTCTGGGAATGGAGGAAAAAACAAGAATCTATCAGGCATCTACCTCTGAAATGTATGGTAAGGTTCAGGAGATTCCTCAAAAAGAAACTACACCTTTTTATCCTCGTTCACCTTATGGAGTTGCAAAAGTTTATGGATACTGGATCGTCAAAAACTACAGAGAGTCTTACGGATTACACGCATCTTCTGGAATTCTTTTCAATCACGAATCCCCTAGAAGAGGAGAAACTTTTGTCACAAGAAAAATCACTAGAGGATTATCATCTATTTCAACTGGGCAACAAGATGTATTATATCTCGGGAATCTAAACGCAAAACGTGACTGGGGACACGCTAAGGACTTCGTAGAGGCGATGTGGTTGATGCTTCAACAAGATGAACCTGATGATTATGTAATCGCCACTGGAGAGCAGTACTCGGTGCGTGAGTTCGTTGAGGCGGCAGCACCTTATTTTGGTATGCAGATTACTTGGAGAGGTGAAGGGGTTGATGAGATCGGATATGATGTTTTTACTGGAAAAGAGGTTATTAAAGTCAGTCCTAAATATTTCCGACCTGCTGAAGTAGAGACCTTATTAGGTGATGCCACTAAGGCAAAGGAAAAACTAGGTTGGGAACCTAAGATTTCATTTAAACAATTAGTTGAGGACATGTGCATTTATGGACAATAAAATTAATCAAATTGACAAATGTAGAGTTTGCGGTAATGAAAAATTTGATGTTGTTTTGAATCTAGGAAATCAATATCTTTCTGGATTTTTCCCAAAAAAAATCGATATTGAGTGCTATAAAGGTCCTCTTACATTAATAAAGTGTGATGAAACAGTTGGTGGATGTGGGCACGTTCAATTAGAGCATACTTTTGACCTACCTACAATGTATGGTGATGATTATGGGTATCGCTCTGGTCTTAATGGCAGTATGGTTAAACACTTAAAAAGAAAGTGTGAAAAAATTTGTGAGTTTTTAAAGTTCGATGACAATGATATTGTTGTCGATATTGCAGGAAATGATGGAACATTTCTTGGATTTTTTCCTGAAAATTTGAGATTGGTAAGTATTGATCCAACATCAAAGAAGTTCTCAAAATACTTTGCATCTAATGTGAATTACATTGCAGATTTTTTCTCTGAAAAAAAATATAAAAACTATTTTGGTGATGAAAAAGCAAAATTAGTTACCTCATTCTCAATGTTCTATGACCTTGAGGATCCATGTCAGTTTGCAAGGGAAGTTAATAATATTTTGAATCCAAATACCGGTATTTGGGTCTTAGAACAAAGCTATATGCCAGAAATGTTAAGAGTTAACTCTTTCGATACAGTATGCCATGAGCATTTATCATATTATGGTATGAGACAATTAAAATATATTATGGATCAATCTGAATTTAAAGTAATTGATTTTGAATTTAACGATATAAATGGCGGAAGTATTTCAGTTATTGTAGCGAATAAAAATAGTGTTTACGAAGAATGTAGTGATAAACTTAATACTTTACTTCAAGAAGAACTTAATCTAGGATTAGATACATTAAAACCTTGGAAAGAATTTGAAAGTAGGATTGATGAATGTAAAACTAAATTTTTAGATATAATTACTAACCTCAAAAAAGAAGGTTTAAAAGTAGCTGCTCTTGGAGCAAGCACAAAGGGTAATGTTACTCTTCAAACCTGGAATTTAAGTGACATTGAAGTTGTTGGAGATGTTAATCCGGATAAACATGGATCTTATACTCCAGGAACTTGGATTCCTATTAAAGATGAAGATGAAGTTTTAAATGATTATGATGTTTTTGTGATTCTTCCTTGGCACTTTAGAAACTTTTTTATCAATAATGAAAAGTTTAAAGGTAAAAAACTATTGTTTCCACTTCCAAATCCTGAATTAATTACCGTATCATGAATAAAAATTCTAAAATTTTTGTTGCAGGACATCGTGGTCTTGTTGGATCTGCTATTGTCAGAACTCTTCAAGAGAGAGGTTACAATAATATTGTGACTAAAACTAGAAATGAAATTGATTTAACTAATCAAACTCAAGTTGAAGAATTTTTTAAAACTGAAAAAATTGATTACGTTTTTGATGCCGCTGCAAGAGTTGGTGGTATTCATGCTAATGATACTTATTCTGCCGAGTTTATATATCAGAACATTCAAATTCAATCTAACTTAATTCATTATGCATGGAAATATGGGGTAGAAAAGTTTTTGTTTCTTGGTTCGGTTTGCATTTATCCTAAGTATGCTGAAGTTCCTGTAAAAGAAGAATCTCTGCTTACTGGATATCTTGAACCAACTAATGATGCTTATGCTGTTGCAAAAATTTCTGGAATTAAAATGCTTCAAGCATATAATAAGCAATATGGTTTTAAAGGTGTATCATTGATGCCGTCCAATCTTTACGGTATTGGTGACAACTTTCATCCCGATAATGGTCACGTTATTCCAGCAATGATGACTAAGTTTAGTAACTCTAACGGTAAAACTGTGACGTTTTGGGGTGATGGAACACCAATGCGAGAATTTTTATATTCAGATGATCTTGCAGATGCATGTTTATTTGCAATGGATCATTTTGAAAATGGTGAACTTATTAATGTTGGTTCTGGAGAAAATGTAAGTATTAAAGATTTGGCAAATATTGTTGGAAGTGTAGTTGGATATACTGGAGACATTGAATGGGACAAATCTCGCCCAAATGGAACTCCAAATCGCCCATTGGATTATTCTAAAATGACTAAACTTGGATGGAAACCAAAATATACTTTACATGATGGATTGAAAAAAACCTATCAATGGTTTATAGAAAACACTTATTATGATTCTTCCAAGTAATGAATTTTTCTTCTGGATTATCTGGATGTAGAATATATCTTTTAGATAATAAAATCGTTAGAAAATATTCTTCAGATACAACCTATAATTCTAGGTTGCTTTTGCAAATTGATAAGCAAAATTTTTTTTCAAACTTAGTTTTTAAAAATATTGACACTCCAAAAATTTTAAATACAAAACAGGATGAGTTGTATTATTTTGATATGGAGTATATACCTGGAAAATCTTTTTATGATTATTTTTCAGTTGCCAATAATTCAGATGTCAAATTTGTTTTAGAAACATTATTTGAGTATTTTGATGCTTTAATCGATAATCACAAAACTGCCAATGTTCAGTCTAATATATTGAATAAAATTAGATTATTAAAAAATAATACAAATTATAATAGTTATTTGACATACTTAGAAAACTATGTAAGTAATCAAAAAATTATTATTCCAAAAACTTTTTGTCATGGAGATTTAACTTTTAATAATATTATTTTTCACAAGAAAAGACTATTTTTTATAGATTTTTTAGACTCTTACATTGATAGTTTTTTATGCGATTTGATAAAATTAAAACAAGATTTATTTTATTTGTGGGGACTTACAATAGAAAATAAAAAATCTACCAGAGTTTATCAGATATATACACACATTTGGAAAAAAGTTGAAAACAGATATTATGAATACATTAATCATATAAATTTTGACATAGTTGATGCTATTAATCTTTTAAGATTAGAACCATACTTGACTAATCAACATCAAAGAAGTATACTGAATAAAATAATAAAAAATACGAAATTATATGAGAAGTTTGATTGTACCAATGGCGGGAAAATCGAGTAGATTTCCAAACATGAGACCAAAATGGATGCTAACACATCCTATGTCAAATCGTTTTATGGCAACTGAGTCTATTCTTGGATTAAATTTGGATTTTTTTGATAAAATATATTTTATTTGCCTAGAAGAGCACGAAGAACAATATTCTTTTTCTCATGGATTTCAAACAGAAATTGAATCTTTAAACTTACAAAATAAGTCAGAAATCTTTTTTTTAAAAAAACAAACAAGTTCTCAGTCAGAAACAGTTTATAATTTTTTAGTTCAAAGTAATATCGAAGGTTTTATTTTCATTAAAGACTCTGATGGATATTATGAGTGTAACCTTGAGAATGAAAATAATCAAGTTGCATTTTTTGATTTAAATGATATGGACAATATTAATGCTAGAACTAAAAGTTATATTGAATTTGATATTAATGATATTATTACAAATATTGTAGAGAAAAAGGTTATTAGTTCTACATTTTCTGTTGGTGGATATGGGTTTTCATCAGCAGCAGAGTTTTGTAAAACGTATGAGAAATTTAAAAATGTTGAAGAGGAGTGTTATATTAGTCATATTATTTTTGATATGATTTTATCAGGATCTCTTTTTTACGGTATAAAAACAAAAAACTTTAAAGACTGGGGAACTATAGATTCTTGGAATCTATATAAAAGTCAATACAAATGTTTATTCGTTGATATTGATGGAACACTCGTTACTAATTCTTCAATTCATTTTCCACCTTATGTTGGGTCAGGAATACCTATTGAGGAAAATATTTCTTTTTTGAGAGAAATGTATAATTCTGGAAAAGTTAAAATCATTCTTACTACAAGTAGACCAGAATATCTTAAGGACGTTACTATTTTAGAAATGGAAGACAAGGGTATCCCATACGACCATTTGGTAATGGGATTGCCACATTGTCAAAGAGTTTTAATTAATGATTTTGCCAAAAGTAATCCTTATCCATCTTGTTCTGCAATTAATATTACGAGAAATTCAAACCAACTGAGAGAGTATTTTAAATGAAAATATTAATTACTGGTGCGGCAGGGCAAATTGGATCTGGATTGGCAAAGTTACTCATAGAAAAAAATCACGAGTTGTTGTTAGTTGATAATTTAAGAAATGGTCATAAAAGTAATCTATTAAATAATAATGAATTTATTTCCCCATTTGTAGAAGTAGATATTACTTCATCAGAGTTTTTTAGCAAGTGTGAAGGAAAATACGATTGTATCATTCATTTGGCTGCCATCACTTCTTTACCAGATTGTGAAACTAATCCATATGAAACAATATCCATTAATGTTGGGGGGACAAGTAATGTTTTGGAATTTGCAAGAAAAAATAATGTTCCGCATGTAATTTTTGCAAGCACTAGTGCTGTTTATGAAAATTCAAATGCTGAAATTTTTACCGAAGATTTGGAAATTAATCCAACTCTTTACTATTGCTTATCAAAAAAGATGGCTGAAGATTTAGTAAATTCATATAGGGAAAATTATAATCTTAAAGTTACGACATTAAGATTCTTTAATGTTTTTGGTCCAGATGGAGACCATACTCGCCTTCATCCACCTCTAATTAATTTCTTAGTTCGTGAATTTAAAAAAGGAGTTTCTCCTCAATTAAGTGGAGATGGAACACAAACTAGAGATTTTATATGGGTAAATGATGTTGTTTCTATGCTTGATATTTGCTTAGATAAACAACCAAATGATACATTTAATGTATGTACAGGACAGGTAATAAGTGTAAATCAAATGGGTCAGTGGGTTGCAGAAGCTTTGGGATGCGAACACATTGGATTATCATATAAACCACCACAAGAACTATGGAGTAGATATCCACAATTATTTGATGGCGGTTATCCATTGAATAAAGAAGTGGTTTCTACAGAGACTACTAGACCTTCTAAAGGGTCCTATCAAAAAGCAGAAGATTTATTGGGGTGGAAACCTAATTTGGATATTGAAAGTCTTGTAAAAAAAGTTGCCAAAGAGATTGTAATATGAGAGTTGCTTTATGTTTATCCGGTCAACCAAGATTTGTTGACGAGGTTGCACCTTATATAATTGCTAATGCTTGTGAGGGATATCAAGTTGATGTATTTGCTCATATATGGTTTGATGAAGAACTTTTAAATAATCCTTATAAGCATGAGGGTAATTGGCCTAGTCAAAGACTTAAACCTAGTGCTGTTGAAGATTTATTACAAATATACAAACCAGTTTCTTATATTGTTGAACCTAGTAAAAAATTTATTGATAATCAAATTCATTTTGAAACTTCTTTCAAAAGATATTGGACTTGGGGTGAACCTGGAATAGAGTTTAGGAATAGAATTATTAACAATACTCTTTCTTACTTTTATGGACTGAATCAAGTTAATAACTTGAAAAAGGAACATGAATATGCAAATGGATTTAAATATGACTGGGTTGTTAGATGTAGAACAGATACAATTTTACACACTAAAATAAATTATGAAAACTATGATCAAAATGTCATTAATTTCTCTGGTTTGTCAAATCAACCAGATGGTATGATTAATGACTGGTTTGATTTTGGTGGGTCTAAGGTTATGGATGCCTTTATGAGTTTGTTTCCTGTTTTTGATCTTGTTATTGATAAATGTTTGAAAGAAAATGATATGGCATTTTGTCCGGAGTTGCTACATAGAAAGATGATTGATTGTTTTAATATTAATATTCAACCACACCCAATTCATATAACATTACCAAGATTTTAAATGTATTTTATTACTTTTATTACTGAAGGATACCCGTATGATGGAGGTTTCGATTTAATAGAAACTGGAAATAAAATTAAAGAGAAACTTTCAGATTTTTTTGAAGAGGTATTTATTTTTACCAAAAGAACTTTAAAACAAATTCCTGGTAGTGAAGAAGTTTGCAATTCTTTTCTAGAACCTCTTGATAATAATCCAAATGCAAATCATATCGGATATTTTGACTTTAAACCATTTTTAATTCAACATGTTTTAACAAAAGTTCCAGAGGGAAGTCTTGTTTTATATCATGATGGTAATTTTAAAAAGAATCCACATTACTTTGATACAGACTGGAAAAACATTTCTTCTATTTGTGAAAATCTATTGGAGGAAAACCAATCTGACTTTTGGGTTCAGATAGAAAGAGATCCAACTTTAGTGAAAGAGCATGTTAAACAATATACTCTTTCTCAAGTTATATCTAATGAAAATGAATGCCGCTTAGCTTCTAATTCTAGACTCATAAATGCGGCTAGAATTTTAGTTAGAAATACTAATGCATCTAAACAGTTTATTCAAGATTATCTAAATTTGTGTTTAGATAAAAAATTAATTCAAAAAACACCAGATGATAATAGAGACGTTTATGCGAAAAACTATTGTGGAGATCAAGATGTATTAAATGCGTTAGTTTATAAGTATATTTTTGATGGAAAGGTAATTCCAGAATTTCCCAAATATACTTTTGGCGATAGAGTTATCAGAATGGAAAAAATTAAAGGTCAAGATGGTATTATTCGTGGAGGTAGAAAAACATTAATTGATAATAATATAGTAGAATATATGAAGACAAATAAAACTATATTAAATATTGAGGAGAGAATACCCTTAAATCCGCAACAGTTTCAAGAGTGGTGGAATAGTGAGTTTAAAATATGAAAAAATTCGCAGTTTGTTTTTCAGGATATCCAAGATTCGTGAGAGAGTGTTTGGATAGTATTAAAAAAAATTTTTTAGATGGGTTGGATGAATATGATGTTTATGCTAATTTTCAATGGAATGATGATTGGCAGAATACTTTAATACATCATGAATTTGCAGACAAGTACGAAAAAAATGAATTGAGTGAATTCATTGAATTATATTCTCCATTAAATCTTAAAGATGTAAAAGTAATTCATCCATATAATTTTGACACTTCATTTTACAATAAATTATCTGCCGAACCAGATATGATTTTTGAAACAGTTGAGAAAAGTAGAAGTCAATTTTACAGATCTAAATGTCAATATCAAGGAATTTTAGACTGCGTTAAATTAGTTGATCCTAATGAGTATGAATTTATTGTTAGAATTAGAACGGATACTATTTTTAATAGTGAATTAAATTTTAGACAGTTAGAATCAAATCATATTCTTTGTCAAGATGGATATGAAGCTGGTTGGGATAGGCATTATGCTGATTGGTTTTTTATTGTTCCAACTAGTCAAGTTAATTTCTTTTATGACTTAGCAAATGTGGAAGAACATTATAAAGATGGAATTATACATATGCATAAACTTATAGAAAATGTTGGAAAACCATATAATATTCAACATTATCAATTTAATATAACCACTACATCAATTTGTAGTTATAAAAATACTAAAAATTTTTTGGAGATTAAAAGATGAAAATTATTATCTGGGGTTTTTATCCTGAAAATGGAGTTTTGAAAAATACAATCAGTTATGTTTGGAATTCTTTTTATAATGCATTTAAGTATTTGGGTCATGATGTTTACTGGTTTCCAAATGAAAAAATAGAAAATTTTGATTTTTCTAATTGTATTTTTATTGCAGAGGGATATGATGATTCAGAAATTCCTTTAGATAAGACTTCTACTTATTTTGTTCATTGTGCTTATAACCCAGCGAAATATGTTGGCAATGTTCGTAAGTTTGTTGATATGAGATACAATCTCAAAAAGATTGATCATCCCAATTATGTTTATGAACTTGATAAGGAAAAAACAAAAATGGACAAGGGATGTTATTATGAACCATCTACTAATCAAGTTATTGATTTTAAAAATGGTAGAGTAAATTATAGAATTGATGATTTTGATAAAGTCTATATTGGTTGGGCGACAAATTTAATGCCAAATGAAATAGATGAAAATGATGTTTATTATCCTAGAAGTAACAATGTTTATTTTCTCGGTTCAATATCAAATGATGGAAGATATTCTAATATTCATTTAATTGAAGAGTTTGCAAATGAATGTAGAAAAAATGGTATTGAATTTATTTTAAATAACTTTTCAAACAATCAATTATCCGAAGAGGATTACATTCGTTTATCAAAGGAATCATTACTAGGATTTGATATTAGATGCCAAGCTGATGTAGAATGGGGAAGAATTTCTTGCAGATTATATAAAAATATGAGTTATGGTCATCTTGGAATGACTAACTGCTATGAGGCATATAAAGAACTTGACGAATATTGCTTATATAAAGAATCTCCAACGGAGTTATTTTATGCCGCGATGGAAAGAAAGGATGATTATGAGTTTATTAAACAAAGTGTTAACTACATTAAAGAGTATCATACTTATGTCAATCGAGCCCAAAGTCTTTTAAAGGTATTATGAAATTAGCTATCTGTTTGTCTGGTCAACCAAGAGATGTAAAAAATAGTTTAAAGAATATTAAAGAATCCTGGTCATATGATCAGGATGTTGATTTCTTTTTTCATAGTTGGTGGGGTGTAGAAGGAGTTCCATTTAGAGATGATGCACCATCTGATGTTTATACTGATGATTTGTTTGACTATATCACCACTACTCTAAATCCAGTTTACTACAAAATTGAAAATCCAATACAGTTTGAAAAACAATATTCAGATTCTGTTCATTGGGGTTGCTATCATCCTAGATTTAATAGAAATCCATCTCAAAATATTCAATCAATGTTTTATTCTTTAAATCAATGTAATAATTTAAAAGTTGAATATGAAATAAAAAATAACTTCAAATACGATGCCGTTTTGAAGTGTAGATTTGATTATTTTTTTAATAAAAAATATGATGTTAAAAATTTTAATTTAAAATATTTGAATACAAAAAATGATTGTAAGCATACGGAATATGCAATAAACGATCATATTGCATTATCAAATAGTGATAATATGAATATGTATTCTGATGTTATTCACCATCTTGACAAATACTATGGGATGGGTGTAGAATTTAACCCAGAGGTTCTTCTGGGATTTCATGTCTACCATAATCAAATTCCAGTTGCTAAAACTTTGGGGGATAATGACGAATCTTATGTATCTACAAAAAATGAAAGGTCTTTTATGTATTCAAATGGGTAATAATTAATATGAAATCATTAGTTACTGGCGGTGCGGGATTTATTGGTTCTAACCTAGTTGATAGTCTTCTAGAAATGGGACACGAAGTCGTTGTAATTGATAATGAATTTTCTGATGTCCACGATCAGTTTTATTGGAATGATAAAGCGCAAAACTACAAGTATGATATTCGTGATTATGAAAATACTCGACCTCTCTATGATGGTGTAGATTATGTGTTTCATCTTGCTGCTGAAGCGCGTATTCAACCAGCAATTAAAAATCCTATAGAAGCAGTTAGTATTAACTCAGTAGGCACTGTGACTGTTCTTCAATGTGCTCGTGAGGCAGGCGTAAAGCGCGTAATGTATTCTTCAACATCGTCTGCTTATGGATTGAATCCGCATCCAAACGTTGAGACACAACCAGATGATTGTTTGAACCCATATTCAGTATCTAAAGTGAATGGTGAAAAACTGTGTAAAATGTATACAGATCTTTTTAATCTCCCTACAATTTGCTTTAGATATTTTAATGTTTATGGTGAAAGGCAACCTCTCAAAGGGCAGTATGCTCCTGTAATTGGTATTTTTATGCGTCAAAGGGATGCTGGGGAATCTCTCACAATTGTTGGGGATGGTAATCAACGCAGAGATTTTACTCACGTTTCTGACGTGGTTAACGCAAATATTTTAGCAGCAATTTCAAATCCAAATCCAGAAGTTTTTGGTCAAGTTTTTAATGTTGGAACTGGAAGAAATCACTCAGTTAATGAGATTGCTGCAATGATTTCTGATCATACTGTTCACCTTCCAGAACGTGTTGGTGAAGCAAGAGTGACCCTTGCAGACAACCAAAAACTTAAAACCACTTTTGGATGGGAACCAAAAATTAAAGTTGAAGAATGGATAGGTAATTGTAAATGAATATCGCTTTTATTGGACCTGGAATTATGCCTATCCCTCCAGTAGGATGGGGTGCAGTTGAAATGTTAATTTGGGATTATGCAAATATACTTGGAGAACTTGGGCATACGGGTGTAATTATTAATACACCAGATAGAAATCAAATTATTGAAGAACTAAAACAAGATAAGTTTGATGTTATTCATCTACATTATGATGTTTTTCATGATATTATTCCTCAAATTTTAGAATTAAATAATGGAAAATTAATTGTATCTAGTCATTATCCGTATATTGGCAATCAGTCTATGTGGAAATATGATAGATATGATTTAATTGTAGAATCTTATACTAAAAATAAAGAGTTTAACATTTTTGCATCTAGCCAAAACGATATTGATGTTTTTGTTGAGAATGGCGCAGTTGAATCTAATTGTTGGTTAAATCGTCTTGGGATTGCTGTGGAATCTTATACCTATGAAGAAACTCCAGTTTATAATAAGACTTTATGTTTTTCTCAAATTTGTGATCGTAAGCGTCAATACCTAATTGAAAATATTGAAGATATTGATTTTGTTGGTAGGAGAGAAAGCGGAAGATTTGCAAATTTTAAAAATTATAAAGGAGAGTATAATAGAGAAAAACTTAACCAAGAAATTACAAAATATTCAAACTTTATTTTATTGAGTTCTACAGAAAACACAACACCTCTTGTAGTTAAAGAGGCATTGATTTGTGGTTTGGGTGTTATAGTTTCAGAGTCTGTTTCTCTGGAACTTGATTTGTCTAAAGAATTTATTGATGTAATTCCTGAAAATAAAATTGAAGATATTGATTACATTATTGAAGTAATATCAAGAAATAAAAAATACTCTGTAAAACACCGAGATCAAATTAGAAAGTATGGTATTGAAAAATTTAGTTTAGAAAAAATTATTGAGATTGAATATATTTCAAAATTGCAATCATTAATAAGTTAATATGAAAATAAGTATTATTGGACCAAATACTCAAATACCTCCAGTAGGATGGGGTGCAGTCGAAAGTTTGATATGGGACTATAAAATATTTTTAGAAAAAATGGGTCATGAGATTCAAATTGTTAATATTGGTGACCCTGCAAAAATCATAGAAAATATTAATAATTTCAATCCTGATTTTGTTCATATTAATTATGATGATTGGGTTGGTTTATATCCACATATTAATTATCCCTGCTCATGTACTACACACTTTGCCTATCTGGAAAGACCAGAATTGATGGGGGGATATGTTAATATTTTTAATCTCTTTAAAGATATTAAACCTAATGTATTTTGTTTATCTGAAGAAATTAAAAAAGTTTACAGAACTAAGGCGGATATTCCAAGTCATAAGTTATTTGTAACTCCAAATGGCGTTAATACTGATATATTTGAATTTACATTAAATCCAGAATATCCTGATCGTAGTATATACTTAGCAAAAATAGATTATCGCAAACGTCAATATAAATTTCAGGATATTGATTCAATATGGTACGCTGGTAATATCGCAGATTCTAGGTTTGATGTATCTAAAAATTATCTTGGTGAGTGGAGTAAAGAATTACTGTATAAAAACCTTACTCAATATGGGAATCTAATTCTTTTGTCTGATGGCGAGGCACATCCTTTAGTCTGCATGGAGGCATTTGCTGCTGGTTTGGGTGTAGTTATAAGCGAGTATGCAACTGCAAATCTAGATCAAAGTAAAGAATTTATTACAATTATTCCTGAAGATAAGATTAATGATATAAAATATATTGAAGAACAAATTATTAAGAATAGAAATTATTCAGTTAAACATAGAGAAGAAATTTTGGAATATTCCAAACAATTTTCTTGGGAACATATCTTATCATCTTATTTTATTCCAATGGTAGAAAAAGTAATTGCCAACTACAATATTTCAAAGAAAAAGATTGCCATTAACTTTATAGGAACTGGAAGTTATCTTAAATTTTTTCCAAAATATTATGAAACAATAATGGAATACTTTGTTCCAGAATGTGAAAAAGATTTTTTTGTTTTTACTGATGGGGAACTTGGTGATGATATTCCAGATAATATAAAAATCATTCCAACAATTGAGGAATTTGAAGTAGAAAAATCTGATTATTCTTCCAATAATTGGTACAACCTAATGTATAATAGTGTTGGCGGGTTGCGTAGATTTGGTGAAATTAAAAAAATTGAATCTCAACTTCAAGAATATGATTGGTATATTTACTTTGATGCTGATATGTATTGTTGTTCGGAAGTTATATCATATCAAGACTTCTTTAATGATGATAAACCATTCTTTGGTGTCCAACATCCAACATATAGTACTAATTGGAGAAGATTCAATGGATATCTCCCTTTTGAAAGAAATTCAAAATCATTATCTTGCGTAAATTCTGATGAAGAAATAGATGATGTTTATCTTCAGGGTTGTATTTGGGGGGGGAAAATTCCTGAAATTTTTTCTTTGATTGATGAATTAGATTCTAGAATTAAAAAAGATTTGCAGAATAATGTCATGGCAACAGCTCATGATGAAAGTCATTTAAATAGATATAGAATTGAAAACTATGATAAGTTTCATATTTTAAACTCTGCATTCGCAAAACCTGGCGATTACTCTGATGATGAGTTTAATTTTTCTGCTAAAATGATTCACTCACCATCCGATAAAAGACAAATTCTTATTTCTTAATAGTAATGATTGGATTTAATTATCTTGGGCAGTATGGTAGACTTGCCAACCAAATGTTTCAATACGCATCACTAAGAGGTATTGCTGCGTTTAAAAATTATGAGTTTTGCATCCCTAAAACTAACTATGGGGATAAATGGAAAGACAATAAATTATTTGATGTATTTGAACTATCTGGTTTGCAGCATATTGGATCCACACCAGACAAATTTTATGAAGAAAAACAATTTCATTATGATGAAAACTATGTACTAAACTGCCCAGATAATGTAAGTATTCATGGATATTTTCAATCTGAAAAATACTTTAAGCATATAGAAGATCAAATTAGAAAAGACTTTACTTTTAAAGATTATATCTCAGAACCATGTTCCAAAAATTTTAATTTTGATGAAATTATTTCACTTCATGTAAGAAGAACTGATTATGTGTCTAATTCTATAAATCATCCGCCATGTAGTCTAGAATATTATGAACGAGCTCTTAAGCACTTCAATGATCAAATACCAGTAATGATTTTTTCTGATGACGTAGAATGGTGTAAATCTCAGCAACTATTTAACTCCGATAGATTTTTAATTTCGGAATCCTATAATACTTACATTGATTTGTGCCTAATGACAATGTGTAAATATCATATTATTGCTAATTCATCATTTTCTTGGTGGGGTGCCTGGTTAGCAAACAGTCAAAAAGTTATTGCTCCATCAAAATGGTTCGGTAATAATGGGAATACATCTAAAAATCAAACACATGATCTATACAATAATGGATGGATTAAAATATGAAGAATAAACAGGATTTATCAAAAGCAACATTTATCATTCCTCTTAAAATTGATTCTGACGATAGAATCAGAAATATTATTACAGTTGTTTGTTTTCTTCTTAAAACATTTAAAACAAATATCATTATCAAAGAGGTAGATACAAATCATTTATTCAAAGATCATGCTTTACCACAAATCGTAGAGTTTTTGGAAAATGATATTGAGAATTTAAATTACATTTTTGAAAAATCTCATAACTCTGTATTTCATAGAATGAAAATCATTAACGAAATGATTTCTCAATCTGACACTGAAGTTATTGTGAATTATGATTGTGATGTTTTATTGAAACCACAAACATATCAGACTGCTTATCATATGATTTTAAATAAGTCTTATGATGTTGTCTATCCATATGGATTTGGAAACTTTCAAAAACAAATATTTGCTGATGATGAAATTGTCACGGAATTTCTAAATACTAATTTTGATTTTTCTATTCTAGAAAAAAAACATCAACCATATCCTGCAGAATATGGTCATGTTCAATTTTTTAATCGTCAATCATATATTGCTGCTGGAATGGAGAATGAAAATTTTGTATCCTGGTCTCCAGAAGACAAAGAAAGGTTTTTTAGATTTACAACTTTAGAATATAATGTTGGAAGAATAGACGATTATGTCTATCATTTAGAACACTCTAGAGGGCAAAATTCTGATTATACTAATCCTCATCTTCAAGAGAATATAAAATTGTGGGAATACTTGAAAAAATTAAACAAAAAACAACTCACTAATTATTACCAAAGTCAAAAATATTTGCGTAAGTATCAATGTTATAATAATTATTAAAATGGACAAAAATAAATCGGCATATAAACTTAAAAATATTGGACCAATATATTATCTGAATCTTGATGGGCAACCAGAAAGAAAAGAATATATGGAGAAACAGTTTAAGTATTGGGAAATTGATAACTATACTCGCATTTCTGCCTATGATGGGCGGGAAGATGACTTGAGTGAAATTATTAAAGGGAAATACCCAGATAATATGACTACAGGGGAGATTGGTTGCACAACTTCTCATCTAAAAGCAATCAAACATTGGATGGAAACATCTGATAGTCCTTATGCAGTTATTATGGAGGATGATGTAGATATTCAAACAGTTAGATTTTGGGATTTTACTTGGGCAGATTTTGTGTCAAAAGTTCCATATGATTGGGATGTCATACAACTGGCAATTATTTGCACTGGAGATTTGCATGTTAAGTTGCATAAGAGATTTGTTAATGATTTCTCTACCGCTGCTTATATGATTACTCGCCATCACGCAGAAAAACTTCTTAAGTTTCATACAAGAGGTGATAAGTATAAACTCGATCAAGGAGTAAAACCCAGAGCAGTTGCAGATGATTTAATTTATAATTCAGGTAATACTTTTTCAATTCCTCTGTTTCTTTACAAAATTGAGTTGGGGTCTTCTATCCATCCTGAACACATTGACCATTTCCATAGAGCAAGTCATGATGGACTTTTACGCTTCTGGGAGCATCAGGGGCACGATATGAAGATTGATGATCTTATGAATTAT